CGGTTGGCCAAAACCACATCGTAGAAATGTAGTACAGTGGTTACAGGACAACAATGTCAAATCAAAAATAAGTTTGGGGTTGGAACAGCCATTGGAACAGCAAGATTACAGCACCTATCAAGATTGTGATAACGTATCAAACTGGAAATCTTTGTTGTGGCTCTACGGCAATACGGATATTAATGTTGTTACAGAAACGCAGTACCATGACTACCCTGGCATAATCAGTGAAAAAACACTGTTTGCATTTTTAGCAAAACAGGTTCCAATTGTGATAGGATATAAAAATATTATTCAACACTGTGAAGATATGGGTTTTGACATGTTTCGTGACGTTGTAAATACCTCGTATGATTATGAGTCGCCAGCAACACGATGGCGCAATGCCTTAGAATGCAACAAACAATTACTTCAACAAGGCATTGACCGAGCAAAACTACAACAACGTTTAGATGCTAATTTTGATCTAGTGTGCAACTTACCTGATGTTTTGCAAAGAAACTATTATAAAAGTGTCAGTACAATTTTAACCAAGTTTCCAAATCTTTGTACAGGTTAGCCATCATGGCTTCTTTGCCGCTGAAAAATTCTAGGCGTTGCTTGCTTAGATAGTAAGGCCATTGCAACTTCCTATCCAATCCTAGTATTAGTCTTTTGTTTTGGTGCGCTCTTGGTTGTTGTAGATCGAACTTGTATGTTTCTAATTTTAAACTTTTGCGTAGGGTTCCGTAGCCAGTATTAGTCAGTCTTAGCCCACCGGTCTCACGTAGATTGAACCACCATGTAACCATTGCCTGTTCAATTGGAATTTTGTCTTCATCGGGTAGAAGTCCTAGTAGTTCTTCAGTAAGATGAAGTTTATTTCGCATCGGGATATATTTTATCCCCTGCTTTCAGAAGTACCACGCTGAACTTGTCAGTTTTAAACTGGCTGTTTAATTTTTTTGCAAGATTAATAGCATGTCCAGGATTTGAAAAACTTACTTTTTTGTATTTTGGACCTGGATATTGTACTAGATAGTTTGATGTTTTTAGATTAATAGGTTGATCGTCAAAGTAGACAGCCCAAATCCCGTCACTGGCAAGAACTTGTTCAGTTTTATATGTCTGTTTGTTAGTAAGTTCAATTAGAACTTTTGGCTTAGGTCTACTCATATTATCTCTCCAGTATTATTTATCATAATCTGGGTAGATAATTAAAAGTTTCCACCGTCCATTTTCACTGTAACGTCTTGTTCTACAGGTTGGACTTCTCGGTCTTGTTGTTCAAGACGAAGTAATAATCGTGTGATATCATTGTGCAAATTTTTTGCATCTTGTATTGGGCAAATGAAATCTTTGCTGTGTTTAAGCTCGAGCTGTTGCAGTCGATCAATGAATCTATTGATGTGCAATCCGCTCATAGGTATGTAAAGCCATCAGGAGATTTCACTGGTCCAATGTATGAATATCTTTTTAACAATATCACCTTTGGACAAAAATGTACTTTGGTCTTACCATTGATTGTAATTTGGTAGTAACCTGCCGCATACCAACTTTTGCTTTTTTTATTTGCAGTGTATATTGGTAAACGATCTTGTACGTTATAAATGCCGTTATAAGGTTTGTGTTTTGTTAGGAATCCGTGTACTTCAAAACCTTTTTTCTTCTGTTGTTTAGCAAATTCCTCAAACGTAATGTTTGATTCGTTCTTTAATTTTGTGATAGTTTTGTATTCGCTCTGCTGATTGTTCATTGTAACAATGAAACCATTTGTAGACTTTTCTACGGTACCAACTTTGCGTTGTTCGTCACGTAATATCCAAAACTTATTTTTTACGATTGGTTTAGCCGTTACCATCTAATACTCCGCTGTAGGTTTGATTGAGCCATTGCCCAAATTGATTTGCGCTCTCGCTGATCTTGTTGAGTTCATATTTACCGCAGAATTTAAGGAAGTGACTGCCCACTTGCCCTATATCCTTGTGGTCAATTTGTCCGATTATAGCAAGATCCACTGCGTCTTTGATATCCTGTGGCTGTGCTGTGAGATCAATCAGTGCTACGTTACGATTGTAGTCGTCTAGCACACGATGCTCCGCACCATTATGGTCTGTCCAACGTTGCAACATCATATTGTTCCAATTGTATCCTTTTGTGCCACGATCCGCAAACGCTTCCAACAAGCCGACTTTATTCTTTGTGCCTTTTTTGCGTACACCTGGATACGCACTAAACACATTGTCACTGCTGTCGCCTCGCATGCACTTTTCAAACAGCAACCATTGTGGATCAGGAATGGCCTTAGGCTCCTTGGTCTTTTTGTCTAGTACCCTGTCGCCCTTGCTGTTGAATATGCCTTCGTGCGTGATCAATTCGTCGGTGATGCCGTTGTACTGTTGCACATTGTTTGCAATCAGTTGTACGAAGTCAGTGTCACTGCTGATAATGGTATGCTCGTCATCTTTGTGCAAGTCAATCCATCGTGCAATGAGGTCATCTGCTTCTGCATTTTCATGCCTTAGCACACTGCAATTGGTCCGCTCCCGTAAATATTTAGTGAACTCATCAAAGGTCTCCCAAAAAAGTTTTTCTTCTTCTTGCTCCTTTTCTGTAAGTGCAGCACGAGCAACTGCCCTGTTCTTCTTGTAAGGCTCGTAGAAGTCTTTACGCCAACTGCGTCCTTCAAGACAAAACACAACATGGTCTGCATCAAACTGACGATACACCTTGTTGATTGCGGTGAATGTAATATGCAGAGCATACCCTACTTTCTCCCAAGGATCACTAGCCCTGAATGCCACATGACGGGCACGGAAGAACATGTTTGCAGTGTCTATAAGTAGATATTTCATACTAGTAGTATACGACTAAATGAACTTTTTGTCAACTAGATACATGGTCATATAGTCAGCCCAGTATGTATGTGCATCAGGACCGTAATGATAACCGCCGTTGCGTTTGTCAAATCTATCACGCAGTTTGTGATCAAAACTGCTTTCGTAAGGTTCGTAGTAACAATCGCCCCAGTGTTTACGGTTTAAAATATCACCAAAGGTGTTGTTACCATTGAAGAAAACATGATCAATATTGTTGTCACTGAGCAAATTATGAAAGTCGTAGATTTTTTCATGTGCCTCGAGTGTTTTTTGTACCCAGTCTACGTTGGCGACGTACTCTTTGTAGGAGTCTTGATGCGAGTCTGGAACATCGTCGACTCCAGAAGCATTTATTTGATACCATTGATTGTTGATCAGCCATTCTTCTCGTTCCCAAGTACTCCACTGAATAATTATGAGATCAGGTGTGTCTATCCATTCAAGATATTCTTTTGTTGTTCTAATGATACGATCATTACTACTAGCACTTTCAGCTTCACACACAAAGTCATAACCTATGCGATCTGCTAGTTTCTTGCCCCAACTATGATGTAGGTTATCAGGGTGTGGTTCTCGACCACAGTCCCAGTAAACACCATCATCTTCTGCAAATGCGTGATTGTTTACACATTCGGCGGCGGCTGTGTGACTATCACCGTTAACATATAAAATCATTTATCTTTTTGCTCATATAATTTGCTATCTCATCATTTGCACTCTCTATTGGGTGTCCCCACTTGTCTTGCGGTAGGTTATTGTCTTTGCACCAATCAACCAGAGTGCAAGTGCTCGGCATGATCCAATTTACAGACTTAGCATAATCAACTAATTTTTGCGTTAATGAATACTCGTTTAGTCGTAAAGGATTATTGGGAGCATTCTGTCTGATACTCCATAAACTATATTGTTTTAATGATTGAAAATCTTCTATGTGATTATGATACACAGAATTAAAGTGTAGGCAAGTTATATTACGCTGATTGCAAATTTCGTTTACTGTATAAATTGCCCTAAGAGTTTTTTGAAAGTGTAACCATTCGTTGTAATGGTTGATGTAATAGTTTTTATGATAATCATTTGCCGGACCAGTTTGCACACTGATACTCCCATAAGGAGTCATCCTAATATAGTCGCCGTTTTTCATTGGGAGTTCAGCTCTATCCATGCTAGTCCAGCCAATGCATACAATGGCTGTTGTATTACTACACAGCCAATCGAGTGTTGTACGCACAATATGGTCGTTACTTGCCATTGTTGTGCCAAGATTTTCGTACGACATGCTGAGAGTTTGAGCACAAATATTAGTCCATGTGTTTGTAGATGTTTTTTCTACCATGCTACAACCATTGAAAAATATTTTCATCGATGTTCTTTTCTACCGTCTCCGATGTCTCTTACGTTTTGAAATCGACTTGGGTTGTTTGCTTGATCTTGTTCCCATGTTTCAAGAACAACGTTTCTACAAACTTGTTGGAACCACTGATCAACTAAGTCATGATCTTCCTTGCCTTGATAACCAGCACGTCTTAGGTTTGCAATGAACTTGTCGTTCCAATCTAGTTCAAATGAACCTTCGTTTAGATTTTCAGGATCCACGTCCATGCTAAGAATGGCAACATAAGGTTCTCCTTTTTCTGTTGCTATTTCTTTTTCAGTTTTCTTTTTTGGCTTTGGCTTTTCAGGTTCTGTTTTCTTTTTCTTACCAAACAATCCTTCAAACATTATAGTTTACCATCCTCTCTCATCTTTGCTCGTATCTTGGTTGCGCTTATATTATGTATGCTTTCTCCCAGATCATGTTGCGTAAAAGTGTATCCTACGCCACGACCGTAACTGATATCAACAATGTTAGGCACTTCCATGATAATATACTTGTCGCCATACTCATATCCTGCTTGTAATAAGCCAACACGAATATTTTTCTTTACTTCGTTAACATCAAATGGATTGTCATCCTGAGCAACGGTACGCCCGCCACCTGCATCTTCACCTATGATGCCGCCCACGTCTCGTATCATGATAACAACCTGTCCTGTTTCTGCTAGTGCTCGTTCAAACAGTGCAGTGTGTCCGTCGTGCCAAGGTTGCCATCTGCCCAGCATCTGTGTAGTTGGTTTCCTTGGGTCAAACATTATGATAGCCCCGTTCCATGTACTTTTTGATTACCCCCACAAGCACCAAGTGAGTATCATCGAACCACTTGCTAACGTGGTAGTCAACACGTTCAGGTTTTTCAAACATTGCATTTGTGTCAGCAAAACGTCCTTCAGTGATGGTGTCCATCCATACTGTGAAGTCAGCATCAAACTCTGCACGGGCTTGTTCGGTGGGACAAACAAAGTCTGCTACACAAATCTTACCCGCCTTGATGATGCCGTCCGCGAGATATTTCATACGCTGTGCTTGTCGCATACGACCTTCGGGCGAAAAGTCCCAATCATCGTACTCTTCACGTACAGCATCGGCATTGATCCAAACGGCACCCAGTAGGTTTGCCAGTGGTTCGGCTAGTGTTGTTTTCCCTGATCCTGGTAAGCCGCAAATCAATATCTTCATTAAGTGCCCCAGGCGTTCTTCCAAATGTCCACTTGTAGTCGTGGGCTGTATCTATAGCCTTTGCGCATC